GAGTTGCGACCGTCAAGAGGCGGTTGTGTTGGTGCTGATGCTGCCATGTTAGTTACCTTTCTTAGGAAGAGGACCTACCGTTGTTTTAACGTTAGGCATTACAGTTGAATCCTCTGGATGATTCGGTTCACTTTTACTTTCAGGGTCCATCCAGCAACCACAAGACATACACATTCCGTTACTTCTTTTTAGGTGCCGCAGATTTTTTAGCGACAGTCTTCTTAACGGCAGCCGCTGTCTTCCCTTTCTTTACAGGAATGTAAAACTTTGAGTTCTTCGCTGGTTTTTTTTCCATCATTTTTTCTCCCTCTACCATTTGACTTTATCGGCCCAATAAGCCGCTGACATTTTACCTTTAGAAATGTTTGCTGCGTGACGAGCCTTAAACGAAGCCTGCCTAGCAGAAGGCTTCCTGTCACCAGTCACACCCTGCTGGCCAAAGCGAATCGTTTTAACTTGATCGCCTTCCTTTGCAACAACAACGTGAGACTTAGTGGCGTGGCCGGGTGTACGTTTAGGTTTATTGAAACCAGCAACACCCGCTTTCTTCAAGCGAGGGTCAGGAGTAGCCGCCATTGTTTACTCCTTAGATACTTTTCTTTTTATTGTTTTTTGCTGGCTGGGGTTTTATTTTCTTGGGGTCCCAGTACGGGGAGTCATCTCCTACTGTACTTTTCCATTTTTTGGGTGGAGTTAACAACTTAAACTTTACGTATTTAGAGGGACCCGGATTTGCTTTCATGCGTACTCCTTAGATAGGTAGGCGGCGTGAAACGCCAGCCCGCAAGTTAGGTTGCCCATTAGAACCCATAGACGCAAGAAGGGTTTGCATGTCAGGTGCACCACCCGGACTCATGCCGGACTGTCCCGGTGCAACCCCACGCAGTTGACCAGTGGCATCGTTTAGGCCAGCAAGGGCGTTACCATCACCGCCGGGGGGAACCTCGCCAGAGGGACCCAGCATCTCAGCGTTAGGGTCATCAACACCTGACTGTTCAACCCCCGGCAGCATGGGAGCAGGCTCAGGAGCGAAGGCTTCTGAGACAATCTTTTCCATCGGTAAACCTTTTTGCCTACCAATAATGATTTGGGATAGACGTGCAAGGATCTCTCCGGGGTCTTGACCGTTCTGTGCAAGGATAGGTATGGCTTGTGCGTAACCCGCGACAGCCTGCTTCAACGCATCCCTGAGTTCTTCGATGTCTACTTGTTGTTCTTCTTCTGAGGCGTTCAAAGAGAAAGGCATTTGGCGGCGAAGGAAGTCACGGGAAATCAGTTTGTCTCCACGGGCCTGCAAACCAAACACGAGTGCCCTGTTGGGGTCTAGTCCGGCCATGAGACCGTACTGAACGTCAACAGTGTAGTCACCGTCAATGTCTTTTTCTGGGCGGTACTTCACCTCATACGGGGTACCGTCGGCGTTACCGCGAACAGTTTTGCTTACAGTAGCAAACAGTGTGTCGTCAAGCATCAACGATTTGCGAACAAGACGTTCAAGGGTGCGGGCAAACATGGCTTGACCTGTACGGATCTGCGTGTCAAAGCCTGACATGAGTGCCTGAACGCCACGGCCAGTAACAACACTGCCCTCAACGTTACCGTTACGTGCGTCAGGGTAGCGTGAACCCTGCCGTAACTCTTGATCAAGTACACCTTGTTGGGCGAAAGCGGCAGAAGGAACCTCAAGGGCTACCCTGCGTACACGGTCACCGCTGTTAGTTCGGATGATAGAGTCAGGTCCGAACGTCATTTCTTGTGCGTCAGGTGGCAGCACGATGGGTGCCTGTACGCTTTTCTGTGCAGCCTCAAGGCTCAGTAAGGCAAACCTTGCCTTAGCAACCTGTACTGCTAGGACGTCATCGAACTGTCCGTGTGATTCTTCATCAACACCGGGACGTTGAGTCCATTCTAGGAGGCATTCACCCACAGGGTTCTTGACTGATTCTAGTATCATGCCTTCCTTGTGGGGCATGAAAATCATATCAACGTGCTTGTCGTGGTAGCGAACAATCTCTATAAGGTCGTTGCCACCTCCACCACCAGGAGTCTCAAGGATACCACGAGTGTGGGGGTACATGACCATGAGTTCGTCGCGGGACTTGAAGAAAGCAAAGAAACCAGCGGTGATCATTCCCCAACGGTCGAAGATAGGGTATGCACCGATAGAGTCAAGGAAACGAATCCTTGGCATTTTGTTGTCGTCATCAATTTCGATGATGCTGGGAACGAAACCGTAAGTGAAGTAGCGGTCTGCCGCCGTGTACATTTGTATTTGCAGGCCACTGTTATCCAAGTAGCCGTTAACGATGCGTGTGCGTTTCTCAGCGAAGGCACGAGCAGTGTCGTTAGTCATCTTAGATGAGGAACAGTTAAAGGATGGTAGTGGTGCTAGTACTTCTGACAGGTCACGGGCCGCAACATCAACCATGTTCGCCACGATGCCACCATCGAAGGGGCCTTCAGGGAACAGGGCAGGGAAAACGTCACGCATACGGCCTTGACGTACAGCAAGAACGTTCTGCATGCGGGTGTCGCGGGCAGTGAAACGTGTCTTGGTGCGTGTGTACAAGCCCCTAAGTTCGCGCATTTCCAGCATGTTCTTGTTGACAGGTTTAGTGACATCACCACCACCATCGTATCCGCTAGTCATTCATTCTCCTAAGAGTTTTTTTTGTTTGCGTTCCAACGTTTAGTTGTGTAAGAAATAACTGCCCTTTCAAGAACTTTCGGGCGGTAATTGTTTGTTAGAGAAGACTCTGTGGCAACATCGTACATAGCATTGATTGCCTGCTTCAAAGTTTTTTGTCCCCGAAACTCGCCGGGAGTGGGTGTTGACCCGTACCTGCGGTTAAGTGCCGCTTCCGCCTGAGCCTTGGTTCGTACTGGTTTTTTTTCGTTAGCCACAATTACTCCTAGTGTTTGATGTTTTTTTACACACCTATGGTTTGCCAACGTTGCTGCGCCTCAGCGTCAACAAGGTCAACTGTAATCTGATTCGATTTATCCCACGGGGTAAGGAAAGAGTTCGTTACGTGTGACCTAGTGTAGTTGCCCCGCAACGTGATACGGTCCCGAACACCAAGTTCAGCAAACCACAAAGCCATAACAATATCTGTCTTCGTGCCTTTCGGTGCGTTAGGCGACCAAGTAACGAGTTGTTCTACCATCGCTTTGGCTGCTTCAGAACCGTGAGTGGACGGTAACTCTACAAGGTGATGTTTATCTTCCCACCCTGCCCACAAAGTTGTCATGGATGCGACACCAAAATCGGCGTCATGCTTGTTGTTGCCAGTAAAATGGGGCATGATCCTTGCTCCGCGCCCAGCACAATACTGGTTTATTTCGCGGTCATGGACAAGGAACCCTTGGAAACCGTTTTTTTCTATTCTCCATTCAACTACCCCGTAACGGTCAGTCCAGTTCTTGATAAGATCCCGGATCTCTTCAGGTGTAGTACCCGCCTTGTTGTACACGTCTAGTACGTATCGTTTGTTCGTGTAATGATCTAGGCCGATAACTACGGCGGCGGTGTGCCCAGAAGTGGCAGGGTCAAGGCCAGCAATAATAATGAGACCATCCATACCATTCTGTCGGCAGTTCACCATACCTTTGGGCATAGGACCAGTCATACGGTTACCGTTAATACTTCCACGCAACGACTCCATAGTGAAGATGGATTCATCAGCAACCTGCTGCTGCTGGTAGACCATACTCCACACTCGCGGTGTCATACGTTTGCGTTTCTTAGATAATTTTGTGCCGTTCCATTTAGGGAACAGCCCGTCCTCGTCTGGTTCTGTGTCTGCCCCTTTAGCCCCAATCTCAATCTGATTGGATTTAGGCCACAACGTGACCCATTTTAGGGGGTCCTCGTCCGTCTGTAAGACGGCAGGCATCCCCAAGTATGACCAAGGGGATTCCTCATCAGGGTACCTTTTTGGGTCACGTAACTCTGAGTAAAGGTCTTTGCTGGAAAGTCGTGTACCAACCACTAGCAAGGCACCTGATGAAGAAATTCGGGAGACAACCTCAGATTGTATCCAATCTATTTGTCGCTCATAATCGTGGGCGTTAATACTATCAATAGCATCATCCAAAATAATGAGGTCGGCACGGGCACCATAAATCTGGCCCCTAATACCAAGAGCCTGAACAGTAGGGTCTTTCTCGCCACTGTCACGGGCATTACCAGAAATGTAGATCATGTCCTGATTCCACGCTTCAGCGTCCTTATCGAAACCACCCACCGGACCGTACTGGGTGATCATGTCAGCGTAGCGGGGATGCGTCAAACGAGTCTTGATAGCAAAAAGCATTTTCTTCGCCATACTCTGCGTCTTCGACACAATCAAAACCCGGACGTTAGGGTCCATAGCAATCCGGTACACAGCATAATTGATCGTTATACTCGTAGTCTTAGCGTGCTCAGGGGGCATGTTCGCAATAATAAGGTCAGGTTCGCCACTCTCATGCGTCATACTCGGATGAACCCATCCGGGCTGCCCACCCTCAATCATGTCCACCACATTCTGCATGTGAGGGAAAACTCGCGCCCCAAGAAACTTCTCACTAAACTCAGGGAACGACAAGTGGGTCCCCGTACGCACACCAGACACGTTCCTCATGTTACGGATACGCTCAACCGCAGACACAAACTCAGGATCATCCCGACGCCAACGCTCATACGTCGTAATATTACGGCCAGTAGCATTAGTCGCGGCCTTAATAGTCATACCGGACTGCAACTGCTCAAGGAAAAGTATTTTAGCCTCGGCAACAGTACCAGCCTTACGGCCCGCAGCAGCCATGGAGACAACCTTTCCGTTAAAAAAAAATTGTGTACACAACAATGTTAACTAAGGTGTTAACAGGGGTGTAGGAGAGGGTACCCCCATTGGCGTTAAAATAGTTACTGAGCCGTAAACTGTGAAGGCGAAGTAAACAACAACACGAACCCTTGAGGCGAAGCAACGAAAGGGTGAGTAGTACGTACCGGCTCAGCGCCGGCACTTAAACCGAAGCGATGTGCGCTCGTGCAAGAAGCACTCGCTTACAGTACCGTACGGTTTTACTCTCTATATATATATCCTCGTTTCGGACACCCTTT